GTCGCTCGGTCTAACTTATGCTTTGTACCTTTGACATAGCCTTGCTTGTTGGTGCGCGTATCATGCATCTGCGCCCATACATTGTTGGCAAGACCACTGATCATCACCATTTGTGAATAGTACAGATCATTGACCTCCTTGTATGTCCCTGACTCTCGATCGTATCGTAACCTTGAGTCATAGAACTCAGCACAAATGGTTGCTAACGCTTGCGTTAGCGTGATCTGTGTCTCGCCAGTGTATGCTGCTTGTAAGTCTGTATTGATCATTTCGTTTAGTTCTACTTGAGTATTCATTATTCTCTTCCTTATGTTAAATGAATTATATGTCTTATTGACACCCACCGCCCAACCAATCACTAAAAGGCACAAGTCAAGTCCAACGCGACTTGACTTTTGCCTGTGATTGGTAAGCGGCTTATCTTGTTACTTTATTGTTGTATAAGCTTTCTGAAGCTCTGATTCTTCTCGAACCATCCAATATCGCTTTGCATAGGCTACTGCCTCTGCGTCAGCGATTGCTTCATCAAGCTTAGTGTACACTTCAATGTGTCCACGGCATGTGAAGTACTGCGATGCTTCTTTCAATCTTGCGATCTCAATCTTCATCTTGTTGTATTCACATACCTGTTCATCAATACTCATATCTATATCTCCTTATGATTTATTGAACACCTACAGTTCATCGTTAGGAAACTCAGATATCATTGACTTGGTGATGCAACGTCATGTGATATGACGTAGCGTCACCAACCCGAATGGGACAGACAGTCAGAGTCACTTGGCACACGGAACACGATAATGCGTCACGCACTTGCGTGACACACTACCGCTTGTGCCAAGTCCGAATGACTGTCGTGGTCTTTGATATCTGATACTTGTTTCCGCTGATACACTTACGCGCAGTTGACTGGGGTAAATTGCCCCGACCATGCCTCGCCAGTGATCTTCGATCACGAATCAGGCGAGACAATGTATAGGCAATTTAGGCTGCCAAAAGCGGGAGCGGCAGCCGACCCCTTGGCCGTAGGCCAAACGGTCATTACCCAGTCACCACACGCAACCCCCGTGTTGCTTTGCGAATCTGCCATTGCAAGGCAATGGGTAGACCTACCTTCCACCTTTCCTATCAGCCTTAGCTGTAGGAAACAGGAAGGTAGAGTCCTGATACGCAAATGCCACGGTAACAACGTGTCAACCAGTCGAACCCTTGAGTGACGCCACGTCACAACCAGAGTGACGCTATGTTCTGTATTGACAAGACCTTTTGTTTTGGTGCTTTCTGGGGGGGATCTATAGGGGGGGCTTACAAGGTAGTACAATGAATGATATTCTAAATAGAAAATTGACACCAAAACAAGAGGCTCTTGTGGATACACTTGTAGCCTCTGGTTGTTCGGTCACTCAAGCCGCAAAAGATGCTGGCTATGCTAAAGGTGATTCAGGAAGAGTCAGTGCTTTCAAAGCCTTACGCCAACCGCATGTACAACAATACATGATGAGAAGGGTGAGTGAACAGTTGGGTATGAATGCTACAGTTGCGGCTGCAAGGGTTATGCGGTTAGCTACAGGCGCGAAGAGTGAGTATGTGCAGCTGGAAGCCAGCAAGGACATACTCGATCGAGCAGGGTATAAGCCCATAGATCGATCACAGGTACAGATCGCTGGTGACATCAAGGTGTCCATTGATCTAGGTTGACACCTAATCAATGACCACTCATTACCCTGTTGCATATGTACACATCCATCTATAACACCTATGCCCCCAAAAACGCTAACAATGTTGCGGCTAGGGATCGTTCACTCTCATTTTTTTCCCACAGAGTATTTTGTGCGTTTGAAATAATATTTTTTTCATGTAAGGGTCGATTATGTTTAGATTGTTAAAGAGGTTATGGAATGCGAACTCCAGCGTGGCAGAGGAAAGAGGGTCAGAACCCGAGTGGGGGACTGAACGCAAGGGGTCGAGCAAGCGCAAGAGCGCAGGGGTCAAACCTAAAGCCGCCAGTAAAAACCGGAGACAACCCTCGAAGGGCAAGCTTCCTAGCAAGGATGGGGGGAGCAAGGGGTCCCGAAAGGGACAGCAAGGGAAAGCCAACCCGTCTTCTTCTCAGCTTAAAAGCGTGGGGAGCATCAAGCAAAGCGGACGCAAAAGCAAAGGCAAGAGCGATAAGTCGAAGAAACAAAGCTAAGAAACAGAGGAGTACAGCATAATGCCAATGGGTAAAGGGACATATGGATCACAGGTTGGTAGGCCAGCTAAAAAGAAGAAGAATATGTTAAAAGGTAAACAGAAAACATTACCGCCAGCTTTAAAAAGAAAGATTATGAAAGCCAAGTCTAGCGGTTCTTCTGGCGGTTCTTACTAAGATGGCTAAGAAAAAAAAGAGTTTGTTAAAATTAACAGACCGTCAGGAAGCAACTATGAAGCGTCATAGTGAGCATCATAGCCGAAAACATATGTTAGCTATGAGACAAGCAATGCTTAAAGGTTCTACATTTGGTGCTGCTCATAAATTAGCTCAGAAGAAAGTTGGAACTTAATGGCTCAAAAACCAAAGAAGTCTTTACTGCGTCCAAAGACAAGAGAGGATGGGCTTGAAGAAATACAAGCTAGAATAGAGGTTCTTCAGAAAGAACTTGGTGGTCGTGATTTTAGAGCTAGTGGCAAAGGTGACAATCTTAGAATATTAGGTCAGTATATAGGACGTGGTTTTAGTTTTAGGGAAGGTGGATCTCCTGAAACGAATGAGCAAATGGCAGAGCGTGAAAAGCTTCGAAGGCAAAAACAACAAGAGTTAGATATGCTTTTGAAGAAGGTAGAGAAGTTCCCTGATCCAGAGAAAAGGTTTCCATAATGGCGGTTAATGCAGCTGGTAATTATACCAAACCTAATATGAGAAAGACTTTGTTTAAGCGTATCAAGGCAAGGGCTATACAAGGTACGGCTGCTGGTCAGTGGTCTGCTCGAAAGGCACAGTTACTTGCTAAAGAGTATAAAAAACGTGGTGGAGGATATAGATAATGGAAGATATATTAAAAAATTTAAATGATAGGTCTAAGTCTAGAGTTCAAAGATTTATGAAGCCTGTTTTGCAATTAATTAATGATGGTAAGCTTCAAGAAGCTAGGCAAAAGTTTACAGCTAGAATCGAAAGACCTGCTCAAGTTCTTGGTGGGCCTCTTTCTAATTCTGAACAAAAAGCAATGAACAGCATGTTTAATAGAGCTACTAAAGGTCCAACCAGTGCTGAAAAAAGAGCAGCAGTACAAAAAAAAGCACAAGCTTTTGCTAGAGCAAGTCGTGCTGGTAAATTAACTGGTCGTGGTGGTGGTGGCAGTATGAAGATGCCACAAGAGTATGCAAAGCCAAGCTTATTTAGAAAGAACTAATGAAAAAGTCACAACGATCATTATTAAACTGGGGCAAGCAGAAGTGGCGCACTAAATCTGGGAAAAAGTCTAGTGAGACAGGTGAACGGTACTTACCTAGCAAGGCTATTGCTGCTCTTAGTGATGCTGAATATGCAGCTACAACCAGAGCTAAACGAAAGGGTAAGGCTTCGGGTAAGCAATTTGTGGCTCAACCGAAAAAGATTGCTAGGAAAGTAAAACAATATAGGAGTTAAATATGGGCTGGATAATAGCAAATACTGGTAAGGCTTATGATGGGGAAACACATGAGCTTGCTGGCACTACGTTCTCAGGCAAAAATAGAACCTCTGAATCTAGAAGATTAGAATGGGTAGAGCTTACTGTTAAATCTAAATCACCTGCTAAAAAGAAACGTGCTAGAGATGACAAGGGTAGATTAAAAGCAGATGACCCTTCTACACCAGATATTAACGAGGCTTACGAACAGTGAGCTTTGTAAATACTTTGAAGACAGAAGAACTTACTATGCTTCGAAGGATTGTTAAGAAAGTACACTTTCAACACTTTGATCGCAAACATGGTAAGTCTTTTGTTACTAATAAGATGGTAGACAATGTTATAGAAAACATTGGTCCAGAAGTCGTTGAGAAGATGATTAAGTCTGGAGTTGACAAGGGGCTGCGCTAGTGGTCAATTTTAAATATAAACCAGATGGTTCTGTTCTCAAAAGCTTTATGAAAGACAATACTTTCTTTCGTGGCATTCGAGGTCCAGTAGGATCTGGTAAATCAGTAGGATGTTGCGTTGAAGTATTTAGACGAGCTTTGGAACAAGAGAAAGCCCCAGACGGAAAGCGAAAATCCCGATGGGCTATTATACGAAACACAAACCCACAGTTACGAACTACAACTATTAAAACATGGCTTGACTGGTTCCCAGAAAACGACTGGGGAAAATTTACTTGGTCAGTCCCCTACACCCACAACATCAAAAAAGGTGAAATAGAGCTAGAGGTTATCTTCTTAGCATTAGATAGACCAGAGGATGTAAAGAAGCTTTTATCTTTAGAACTAACAGGGATATGGATAAATGAAGCAAGAGAAATTCCAAAATCTATTATTGACGCTTGTACTATGCGTGTTGGTCGTTATCCTTCAATGCGTGATGGTGGCCCTTCTTGGACAGGCGTAATTGCAGATACTAACGCACCAGAAGAAGATCACTGGTGGCCTATTATGTCAGGTGAAGTTCCAATACCTGATCATATTCCAAGAGAACAAGCTAAGATGTTAGTAAAGCCAGATAACTGGCAGTTCTTTACTCAACCTTGTGCAATGCTCGAAGTAAAGAATGAAGACGGTGAAGTAGATAATTACAAGCCAAATAAAGATGCTGAAAATAAAAAGCATATGTTAAACAACTATTATACTAATTTAGTAAGGGGTAAAACAAAAAGCTGGATTGATGTCTATGTTATGAATAGGCTAGGATCTATCCAAGATGGCAAACCGATATATCCAATGTTCGCAGCAGAAGTACACATAGCCAAAGAAGAAATAGCAGTAGCCGCAGGTCTACCGCTATATGTTGGTTTGGACTTTGGATTAACTCCAGCCGCCACTCTTGGACAAAAGATCAGAGGTCGCTGGCTTGTCCAGTCCGAGATAGTGGCTTTTGATATGGGGATTGTTAGGTTTGCCGAAGTGTTGCGTGAGGAAATTTCCTCCCGATTTTCCCAAGCATCTGAGGTTTACATATATGGCGATCCTGCTGGGGACTTTAGAGCGCAAACAGATGAATCAACTCCCTTTCATATTTTGCGCGGTGCTGGCTTGAGGGCATTCCCAGCCCCTTCGAACTCTGTAGATCTTCGATTGGAAGCTGTCTCTTCCCAGCTTACAAAGATGGTTGAGGGGAAGCCAGCATTTTTAATTGATCGAAGATGTCAACAACTAATCAAGGGTTTTGATGGTGGGTATCAGTATAAACGTATGGAAGTATCTGGTGAAAGATATGCAGATAAACCTGATAAGAATATGTATTCTCATATTCACGATGCTTTACAATATATGATGCTAGGTGCAGGTGAAGGCAGGGCTTTACTTAATAATCAAAAACAATCTAAACCAGTTGTTGCTTCAAGAGACTTTAATGTATTTAACAAAAAGCCTACAAAGGGTAGAAGGCAAGGACTTTGGGCTAGGTTATAATTGTGCGTTGCAAATTATTATTTTCTCTGATCTGGAGAAAAATAACAAAGGAGATTCTTTATGTGTGGCAGAAAAAGAAGAGATCCTCGTATTGATGAGGAACAGGCAAAAGCTAGGGCAGATGCTGAAGCTGCTAAACTTCAAGCTGAAACTGCAAAAGAAGAAGAGCGCAAAAAACTTTTAGCAATGGAAAAAGAGCAAGCTATGACTGAAGATGATAGATTAGCTATGTTGTTAAAAGGTGGTCGAAGAGGTGGTATTAAAGGTAGAAGTTTGCTTCAAACCACTAAAGGTGGTGCAGGGTTTTATAGCAGGTTTTCATAATGATTGATCCGATTGCAAAACAACAATTGCAACGCTACGAAAAAGCAAAGAATAAAAGAACAAACTTTGTTGACGTATTCGAAGAGTGCTACGAATTTGCATTGCCACAAAGAGAATCTTTTTACTATGAAGTATCTGGTCAAAGACGTGACGATAAGATCTTTGACGAAACTGCTGTAGTAGGTGTTCAAGAGTTTGCATCAAGATTGCAATCTGGACTTGTTCCTAACTTTGCTCGATGGGCAGATTTTGTAGCAGGGTCAGAAACTCCTAAAGAAGATAGAGATAATGTTAATAATAATCTTGAAGAAGTAACTGAGTATGTGTTTGAGATATTACAAAACTCTAACTTTGCTCAAGA